ATGTAACGCATGCGACCGCAGAATGACAGCCTCCGGCAAGGCGCCGGGGACAGACTCAAAACGCGGAGTGGGTGAATAGTGATGGCAGGTTACAAGGGCAAGCAAGGGCGGAAGCCGATACCGACAACTTTAAGGATCGTTAGGGGCAACCCAGGGAAACGCCCCTTGCCCAAAGACGAACCGAAGCCTGTTGTGGGATTGCCGAACCCGCCTGACCATCTCACGGCAGAAGCCAAGCGTGAATGGTGGCGCATGGGCCGGCGGCTGGTGAAATTGGGCATCATGACGGAGATCGACAAGGCTGGTTTAGCTGTCTACTGCCAAACCTGGGCGCGATGGGAGGAGGCTGAGGCTAAGATTCGAGAGGTTGACGACGTAATGCCGGGCACGCAGTTCGATAGGCAGCGCCAGCAGTTCGTCAAGCAGGCAGCGGAAGCCATGCGCGACCTCATGCGCTACCTTGTTGAGTTCGGCATGACGCCCAGTTCGCGGTCAAGGGTTCACACCACCAAGCCCGTAGAGGCCGCAGACCCTGTAGAGGAGTGGATGCATGGTAGCAAGCGCACCCCCTAAATGCGCCGTCACCGCCTACGCTGAGGACGTGATCGCCGGCCGCATCGTCGCCGGGCGGCTCGTTAGACTCGCCAGCGAACGCCACCTTCGAGACCTCGAGACGGGCGCCGAACGTGGGCTGCACTTCGACGCCGCGCAAGCCGAGCGAGTGATCGCCTTCTTCGCTCTCTTGAAGCACAGCAAGGGCGAGTGGGCGGGGCATCAGTTCATCCTTGAGCCGTGGGAAGCCTTCATCGTCGGCTGTCTCTTCGGCTGGAAGAGAGCGGACGGGACGCGCCGCTTCCGTTCGGCGGAGATTGAGCTTGCCCGCAAGAACGGGAAGAGCACCTTGGCGGCCGGCATCGGGCTCTACATGGCCTTCTTCGATGACGAACCCGGCGCCGAAGTCTACGCTGCGGCCACGAAGAGAGAGCAGGCGCGGATCGTATGGTCGGAAGCCTCACGCATGGTGAAGGCGACGCCGGCTATCAAGAGACGGATCACGTCATTCGTTGGCAACCTCCACATCGAGAGCACCGCGCAGAAGTTCCAGCCCCTGGGCGCGGACGCCGACAACATGGACGGGCTGAACATTCACTGCGCCATCATCGACGAACTCCACGCCCACAAGACGCGCCATATGCTCGACGTGCTGACGACGGCCACGGGCGCGAGACGGCAACCCTTGATTTTCGTGATCACCACGGCGGGCTTCGAAAGGAAATCTGTCTGTTGGGAGCAACATGACTACTCGATAAAGGTGCTGGAAGGCATACTGCCTGACGATACGTTCTTTTGTTTCGTGGCGGGGATAGACGAGGCTGACGACTGGAAGGACGAATCGGTGTGGGCGAAGGCCAATCCGAACCTTGGCGTAACGGTCAAGGCTGAGGACTTGCGGACGAAATGCCAGAGGGCTCAGGAGATTCCCGGCCAGCAGAACGCCTTCCGTAGATTGCACCTGAACGAGTGGACGCAACAATCCGAGCGCTGGCTGGACATGGTGGTGTGGGATGAGAATGGTGAGCCATTCGACCCTTCAGAGTTAGAGGGGCGGGAGTGCTACGCTGGCCTGGACCTGTCGAGCACCAAGGACATAACCGCGCTGGGGCTATGGTTCACTGAGGAACAGAGAGCGGTACTGGCGTTCTGGGTTCCCGAAGAGGGCGTACACCAGCGGGCCGATCGTGATCGGGTACCCTATGACGTTTGGGAAAGGGAAGGCTGGATCGAGGCGACCCCCGGCAATGTTGTTGACTATGATATAATCCGTGTAAGGGTCAATGAGCTTAGGCAGCTTTACAATATCAGAGAGCTGGCGATTGACCGCTGGAACTCGACCCAGTTGCAGACGCAACTTATGGGGGACGGGTTCACAGTGGTGCCCTTCGGCCAGGGGTTTGCGTCGATGACGGCGCCGACCAAAGAGATGGAGCGCCTGATTCTTGACCGGAAGCTGGGGCATGGGGGGAACCCCGTGCTGAGGTGGATGGCCTCGAACGTAGCGGTCACGCGGGATGCGGCGGACAATATCAAGATCGACAAGGCGAAGTCAACCGAAAGAGTAGACGGGATGGTGGCCTTGGCGATGGCGATAGGCCGGGCGATGGTTCAGGAGACCGAGCCTGAAAGTGTCTATGAGACAAGGGGCGTGCTGACCATATGACGCGCCTTAGTGACATCCGCGACGTGGTTGGGCTCCTGGGCGGCGGGTGCCTAACGGTCGGTATCGGAATGTTTGACGTTAGAGTCGCCTTGGTAACCGTCGGCGTTCTCCTCTTGTCGCTGGCGGTTATAGGTGCATGGAGGGCAAAATGACAAGCCTCCTAGTCAGACTCCTCAACCCCCGAGCGGATACCCCCTCACCTGATGACGATAGTTGGTTCTCCCCGATCGGTTCCTTGGCTCAAACGGGCGTGCGCGTTGACGCCGACACGGCGCTGACGATTGCGACAGTCTTCCGGGCGGTGAGCATTCTGGCGGGTACGTTCGCTATGCTCCCGCTTCATATCTACTCCGACCTCCCCAACGGGGCCAAGAGACGCGCCGACGATCTCCCGCTTGACCGGCAGTTGAGCGCGGAACCTAACAGCTATCAGGACTCTTACCAATGGCGCGAGATGCTGTTCGGCCACATCCTACTGAGGGGGAATTGCTACTGCCGAATCCTCCCCAGCAGGGGCTATCCCGTCGGCGACCTCTTGCCGATGCACCCGGCTAACGTAACACCGGAGCGATTCCCCGACGGGAGGGTTATCTACAAGTTGCGCCTTGCGAACGGGCAGACGGAGATACTGAACCGAGACGACGTGTTCCACGTTCCCGGCCTATCCAGTGACGGGCTGACGGGTATCTCGGTCGTGGGCCTGATGCGCGAGAGCCTTGGGCTGGCGTTGGCGACGGAAGCCTATGGAGCGCGGTTCTTTTCTCAGAACGCCCAGCCAAGCGGGGTACTTCGCCATCCAGGGGTGTTGACCGAGGAAGCTAACAAGAGATTGGGTCATTCATGGCAAGAGGCCCACGCGGGCTTGGCTAGTAGCCATAAAGTCGCTGTGCTTGAGGAGGGCATGGACTGGAAACAAGTCGGGATGACCTCAGAGGATGCCCAGTTCCTACAGACGCGGGCCTTCCAGCGCGGGGAAGTGGCAACGTGGTTCGGTGTTCCCCCCCATATGCTCGGCGACACAGAGAAGTCAACATCCTGGGGAACGGGCATCGAGCAACAGCAGATCGGATTCGTGCAGTCTGTCATGCTCCCGTGGCTTGTTAGGTTCGAGCAGGCGATCAACCGCCAACTGATTATGGACTCGTCAGAGTATTACGCCAAGTTCAATGTCAAGGGACTGCTGCGCGGTGACAGCGCGGCCCGGTACAGCACCTACGCCATCGCCCGACAGTGGGGCTTCCTGAACGCCAACGAGATTAGAGCGCTCGAAGACATGGACCCGATAGAAGGGCCCGCCGGGGAGGAGTATCTGAACCCCCTGAACTTCGCGCCCGCCGGCAGTACGCCTCCACCTCCCCGGCCGGTGCCCTCGAATGGGCAGGCGGCACTCTTGGCCCATGACTTTGTGAATCGCTTTGTGGGCAAAGAGATCGGGCTGATACGGAAGGCGGCGCCCAAGCACGCGGACGGAGACGACTGGCAAGCGTGGCTGACAGACTTCTATGGGCGTCACGCTGAGGAGTTAGCAGAGGCATTGCACATAGATCCCGTGGTTGCGGCGCGGTACGCCGAAGAGCACCGGCAACAGATCGCCCAGCACGGGGTAGGGATCATGGAACAAATGGAATCAGAGTGGACGTTGCGCCTCGCGGCGCTCGCCCTAGGAGGTGAGTGAAATGGCAGACGACCCGATAACGGTAGACGTGACTATCACCCAGGAGATGGTTGATTGGGCATCCCTAGTGGAGCGCCCGTGGGCAATCCTTCCCAGCGTTCTCTACGGGATGGTTGACCGCATGAAGGCGGGCACCATCGGAGTAGCGGGGCCGATGCCAACGGCGTCTCGAAGGGGAACCGTTGCTGTCCTGCCCGTCTACGGTACGATCACCCAGAAGGGCGGGGGTCTACTCGACTCTCTCATGGGATCGGGCACCAGTACAGAGCGTTTCGGCGCGATGTTCAGTCAGGTCATGGCAGACGATACGGTGAAGGCCGTGGTGCTGGACGTTGACTCGCCGGGGGGTTCTGTCTTCGGTGTGCCCGAGCTGGCCGACACGATCTTCAAGGCGCGGGGTTCCAAGCCCATCATCGCCGTAGCGAATAGCCTAGCGGCCAGCGCCGCCTATTGGCTGGCAAGTCAAGCGGATCAGATCATCGTCTCGCCTTCAAGCGAAGTCGGGTCTATCGGTGTCTACGCCTTGCATGAGGACATCTCCAAGATGGCTGAGGACATGGGCGTCAAGGTGACGCTGATCTCTGCCGGACAGTACAAGACAGAAGGCAACGAGTTCGAGCCTTTGAGCGACGAGGCGCGGACCGCGATCCAGTCACGGGTCGACGACTATTATGGGATGTTCGTCAAGGCCGTGGCCCGTGGGCGCGGCGTGAGCGAGACGGCTGTGCGCGGCGGCTTCGGCGAGGGCCGGGTTGTGGGAGCGGTAGAAGCCGTGAAACTGGGCATGGCCGACAAGGTAGGGACGCTGGCCGATACCCTGAAAAGGTTCACCGGCGGGTCGACGATGCTTGCCGAAGAGGAGCACGAGATCGTGGCCGAAGCGGAGCCGGTTGTTGTGGTCGACGTTGAGGTGGTAGAGCCGAAGATTGACTCGCTGGAGCTACGCCGACGGCGGCTGAACCTGACGCGATAATAATTTCCAGAAACGCTTGACAGAAGCGCCGCATGGGTCTATGCTGTGAGAGTCAGGACCGGCGGCGTTTTTGTTTACCACACCAGGCCTCGACTCCAAAGCCGCCCGTCCTGACAGATAGGCACCTAGGAGTTTGGGGTCTGGTGTTTTCATAGGAGGAGAAAATGGTAGCCAAGACGGGAAAGAAAAAAGAAGAGACAATCCAGATCATCGAGGTTAAGAAGGGGGTCATTGACGTGTGCATTTTGGGCGCAACCCCGCTCATCTGTGAGTCAATGAGCTTCAAGACGATGAAGGGATTGCTCGGCCCACCGCCGAAGCCGACCACGCTTGAAAAGCAAGCAAGGGCGAAGCATGACCCGTTGCGAGAGTATAGGGACTCGGTTTACATCTTTGACGATCCCACGAGCCCAACTCGTATCGGCGTTCGCTCGACTGCATTCAAGGGGGCGATGTGCAACACCGCACTTGATCTACCGGGCGCAGCAAAGGCCCAAGTGGGACGATTGACCTATGTTCAGGGCGACTTGATCAACGTGTACGGGGTGCCCAAACTCTTTATGGCAATCGTCCGAACGGCTGACATGAAGCACACGCCAGATGTACGGACAAGGGCAATTCTACCGGAATGGGCTTGCCGCCTGACAGTAGAGTACGTCGAGCCGCTCCTGAAGCGGCAGGACGTTATTAACCTCCTGGCAAACGGCGGCATCATGCAGGCAATCGGTGGCTGGCGTGTGGGCAAGGGAAGCGGGAGTTTCGGGCAGTACCGTATAGTCAGCCCGGATGACCCTGACTTTCTACGGATTGTCCAATCTGGTGGGCGGACGGCCCAGTTGGAAGCCCTGAAAAGTCCAGAATACTATGATGTCGAAACCACGAAGCTGATGGAATGGTTTGTCGTGGACAGCAAGCGACGCGGATTCGAGGTGGCAGCGTGAATAAGAAAACACAAGTAGAAGAACGTCTACGGGAGCTATACGAGGAGCACAAGGGCCTGTCGCCGGACATTGTTCTGGCCGATGCGAAGTCACCCAAGAGCCTACTCCATGGGGAGTTTGAGTGGGATGACAAGAAGGCAAGCCATGCGTATCGGGTAGAACAGGCACGGCAACTGATCCGTAACGTGGTCTATGTCTATCGTACCGAGCATATCACGTTGAAGGCTCCGGCCTACATCCGGGACCCTGACGCGGAACCGAAGACACAGGGTTATCTCTCTGTGGCTAAGGTGAGTTCGGATAGCGAGATTAGCCGAAGGGCGTTGATCAACGAACTCAAGGTAGTTGCCGCTGCTCTCGAACGTGCGAACAGTCTTGCGGCGGTGTTCGGCCTAGAGGCTGAGTGCGCGGCCCTGCGGTCGCAACTCGACCTTCTGTGGCAGAAGGTAGCAGCTTAGGCAGGCCAGGCCCGGCGCGGTTGGGTGTGGTGCGGCAAGGTACGGTGTGGTTGGGCGTGGCAGGCATGGTGTGTTAGCGTCTGGTCAGACAAGGTGAGTTGGGGCACGGTTTGGCAGGCAAGGCGAGGCCTCGTATGGCGCGACGAGGCGGGGCGTGGTGGGGCTTGGCGAGGCAGGCATGGCCCGGCGCGGTGAGGTGGGATGGGGCTTGGTCTCGCGTGTCCAGGCATGGCAATGCAGGGGCGGCTCCTTCGGGGGCCGTCCTTGCTATTTGGGACTTGACAAGAGGGAATAGGCGCTTTATCATCTGAGTGTAATGACCTAGTGGCGTCCGGCTGGACGACTTCGACGAGCACAGAAGGCTGGACGTGACACAGAGATAGCGGCTTTGACGAGTCGCGTTCCCTGTAACCGCAACAGAGCGGTGCGCAGGGCGCGGCTTTTTTGTTGCCCTTCGCACCGATAGCGAAAGGGTAACAACATCATGAGCACACTCTGGCAGCGTTTAAGCCAGGAACGAGCCGACCTTACCAACAAGGGTAAGGCCATTCTCGATGCGGTTGAGGCGGAAGGCCGCGACCTCTCTGCTGAGGACTCAGCAACCCTAGACGAGATCGACACGCGGATGCAGGCGCTTGGCCCCCAACTGGCGGCTGTCGAAGCCCAGCGCGAGCGCGAGAGAACCGCCCCCGGCGCTGAGCCGAGCCCCGACCCGATAGCACAGCGCGACGTGTTCAAGACCTGGGGCGAGCAGCTTCAGGCAGTCATCCGCGCCGAGTCGGGTCAGATTGACCCACGGCTCACTCGTGTGAACGGCGACGGCGGGATCATGGCCGCAACCGGCATGAGCGAGGGGATTCCCAGTGATGGTGGTTTTTTGGTTCAGGTTGACTTCGCGGCTGAACTCCTACGCCGGACCTACGACTCCGGCCTCGTGGCCGGTCGCTGTCGGCGCATCCCGATCAGCTCCAACTCCAACGGCCTGAAGATCAACGGCGTCAACGAGA